AAGTTTTAAGCTAATCAATAGAATAAAAATTTAAACTAGGAGACTCGGATGATACAACATCAGCAATTACAACAAAAAGTTAATCCAGCGCATAAAAAGGATGGCAGTGATTTTGGATATCTATATCACAATGATATAGACGGGCTTTTAAAAAAACATGGTAGATACATCAGCCATTACGCAAAATCAATGGCCAAAAATTTTGAAGATTTTGAAGACATAAAACAAGATCTTCTCTGTGAAACTCTTGATCTTATCAATTGGGTAAATAAAGATAAGATTAATAAAAACTTTGAACTTAAATATTTTATATTTCAAAAATGTAATGCCTATAGAAAATCAAAGAAAAATCGACAACACTATATTTATCATGAAGACTTTGAAAATATTAATAATAATAATTTTTCATCAATAGATGTTGAAAAGGAATATTGTCTTAAACATGATTTTCCAGAAAATTGTCTTGATAATGAATTAGATAAAAATATTTATTTTGCATTTTATATATATGGATTTAAAAAGAAAGCAATTTGTAAAGACTTGAATTTATCGTATGGCAAATTACAAGAAAGAATATATGTAATAGAAAGTAAATATTCTAAATATTAGACATAATATAGGAGATAAAAATGAAAGTACACGCAGAGATTATTTATAAAGATATTCATTCAGATATTTGTCCTAAAGATTGTGAGGCTAAGAATATGAAGGATAAAGAATATAGACAATTTTTACACACTTGCCTCAATGAATGGCTAGATAAATCTAAAGGTGAAGGTATTTTCTATATTGGTAACGAAAAAGATGTTCAGCCTTTAAGATAAAATTTTTAAATTCATAGTATGCTTTCAAAATTCTTTATATATAATAATATAAAGGATTTTTTTTGTTTATATTTACTAATAATTTATGGAGACTAATAAAATAGATATAGTAAATAAAGAATATCATTCTTTAGATTTGGAACAAAAACAAAAAATATATGATTTGTATTTTTCTGACGATATTAGTACACTTCAATTAAAGAAGCAATTACAATTATTAATATTTAAAGAGATACCTCCTACTGGAGTTGAATTTCTTGATTCCTCAAACAGTTGGTTACCTCAAAAAGTAGTAGACTCTATCTATCCACATGTAAGAGAAGATTTTTTAAATATTGTTGATGGTAAGATGGATTATTTTCAACTATGTTTTTATGGAGCTACAAGATTAGGAAAAACATTCCTTGCGCGATTACTTATTATATACACAATCATATTTATTCATCATTTAAGAGAGCCCTCTTTATTTTATAATCTATCTCCTTTGACAGACCTATGCCTATATTTCATATCTTGGAAATTTTCCAAAACCCGACAATTGTACTTGAAACCAATTTTCAAGATACTAGAGTCTTCAAAAAAATTTGAACAAGTTACTTATCAAGATAAAGTTCCAATAGAACAGAAAAAATATGGTTGTAAAAAAATAATATATAGTAAAGCAGCAACTGTTGGTGAGTGACATTAGCTTCTGGTTTACAGATATTATTAGGTAATGATGATCCTAATGAAATTTTAGGTGCTGATATTCTTCAAGTATATATTTCAGAAATAGCCTTTTTTATAGAAACCGCGGGTGCTTCTGAAGATGAAATATTTAGATTATATACAGATGCATATGATAGAATTTCTGCTACAGTAGGTGAAGATTATCTTGCTTATATATATTTAGACTCTTCTGCTAATTATGCTTATTCTCATATTGAAAATCATATTATTAATAATCTTCAATTTGATCCTAAAACTTATTTTAAATGGCGATCTAGATGGGAAGCAAGACCATACAAATTTCCTATATGGCAGAAAACAGGAGAAACATTTAAAGTTATTACAGGTAACGGTGCTATACCTGCTTCTATCGTTACTCTAGAAGCCCAGACTGCTAATATTCCTCTTGATCTTATTGATTACGTACCTATAGATGTTAAAAAGCAGTATGAGCAAAATTTAATTAAATCTATTAAAGATATTGGTGGTAAACCAACCTCTAATGAAAGTAAGTTTATTCAAAACAAAGAATATATTGATAATATTTTTGATAATCCTTTATTAAAAAATATGCTTGTAAATGTTAAAGCTGATGCAGAGAATCTTCCAGCAAGGCTTATACTAGATCAATTAGAACAGGATTTATTTATACATAGTATAGATGGTGGTCTTCAATTTCATAGAGCACCAAGAGAACCAAGATACATTGGTTTAGACTTATCTTTTGCTTTATCAGGAGATGCTACTGGGATAGCGATGATTCATAAAGAATATAGTACAGAACTAAAAGAAATAATATATGTTACTGATTTTGCATTTGCCATATTACCTAAAACTAAAGCTATAAACTTAGAGGCTATTGCCCAATTTATAATAGAATTACAATTGATAGCTCATATATATGTACATGGTGTTTATACAGACACAGTACAAATGTCTGAAGGATTGAAGCAGACAGTAGAACGAAAAGGTATTAAGGTTACTAAACAAAGCGTTGACACATCTTTAGAACCATATCAATTTATGTTAACTCTTATGGCTAACAATATGTTGAAATCGGGTAAAAATATATATCTAAAAAACAATCTATTTTGTTTACAAAGAGTTAAATCCGACGAAAAAAAAGAAAAGATAGATCACCCTAAAGGAGTAGTTACTCACGACTATAATGGTAATTGGGATACTTCATCAGTAGGAGTTAATGCTAAGGACGTATCAGATGGTTTATGTCAGGCAATATGGGGAGCAAGAGCTGATGACGTTATTCCCGCTACCAATTATGAATTTGAAAATAAAAAACAAAACAAAGACGACATTATTCAAGAAAAACTTATTGAACAAGCTATTCAAAAAGTAATGTATTACTAATTACTTGATATATTTTTAATTTTTTTACTAATAAATATGAAAAACTATAAAAGATTCTTTAAACAGGGTTTAAATAAAAATGAAACACCCCTTCATTATCAATATAGGGCTCAAACACAAAGTGTGGAAACATATAATGATTTTAGAAAGTTAAATAGAAGACTTCTTTATTTATCTATAATTAGACTTAAAAGCATTATGCAAAAAATAAGTAATACAAAAGATCAAAAAATATATTATGATAGCATTCGTGATTTTAAAATGGAACTAACTAATATATGGAATAGATTAAAAAAATTATAAAAATAATTTCAGGAGTTTATAACATGTCTAAAGATAAAACGAAAATAAAAATACCAATACTTAATAACGAGTCTTCTAAATTAGAATCAATAGTTACTGGATTTCATAATTCTCTTAATGTAGCAAAAGAAATTATTTTAGAAAGAATAACAGATACTGGAAAAAAAATTAACAATGTAGATGATATCAAGATCCCAGATAATTCAAAAGAATTACACGAACTAAAAGATAAGGTAGCTATTTTATCTAATTTATTTATTAAATTAGATAGTGTTAAAGTTGATATAACAAAACATGTAAATAAGAATACAGAAGAAACATTCAAAAATAATTTTAATGAAGTAGTTAAATTATTAGATGATAGCATTAGTAACTACTTTTCAGCAACTCATGAGCTATTTGATAAATTCAGTAATATAGAACACAATAATGACACTGAATTCAAACATTTACAAACTCTAATAAAAACCCAACCTCATGACCCTTTAGATTATCTATTTATTACAGAAAATTTTACTAATCTTATAGAAGATATGAATGAAGTAAAAAAGACTATAAATCAGTTTATTACAGAATATATTACTAATAAATATAACAATCCTTATATATGTGAAGTCATATATAATAAAGAATTACCAATAGCTGAATTTACAAATTTCAGTAAAGCAGTTGTATATAAAGACGGTTTATTTAAAAATAAAATATCATTTTATAAAAATGATGGCAAGAGGTGGATCAGGGTATGTTAAGCAAAAGAATTTCAATATCAAGCGAAGATTTAACATCAGGTGAATTATTAACTGATATTCATATTACAAAAACATTTTCAGCTTCGAATAGTGATCGAGAAGAAGTATGGTATCCTACAGCAATAAATTGCTTTAATAATTCAGGTCAACATATAGTATTAGTTCTTCTTACATCTGGGGACTTAGTTGACTATCAAGCAGACGCCTCGGATAGAGATGGAATTGTTGTTGGATATGATAGTGGAAATGGACAAACATTTCAATCAGATTTAGCACCTAACTATATGTATTTAAATGTTATAGCTGATGGAGCTTTAACAGATAAAGTAGAAATTTCACTTTATAATTATCAGAAGTTATTTTAATGGCAAAAGTTTATACAAGGGTTACATCAGATAGAATTCTAAATGAATGGACACCGCAAGATGAAAGAGAATTTCAATTATTTTGTGAGTATGTCTGGAAATCTGAAAGTGGTAGACTTCTTGTAGAATTTTCTTTTGGAAAACAGATACAAGAAAAGATTGAGTTTATTAAACAGTTTGCAAGAGAAACAGGATTTAAAACAAAAGATTTATTGATTCTATTTATGGAAAAACCTATATTTGAACTTTTTCAAATAATAGATTGGGACTTTAAAAATCTTTTTATATTAATGAAAAAAGGGAGTATCTATTATAAAAACTTACAATCAGCAATTGAAGATTTTACTGGAAATACTAAAACACAAGAGTGGACAAAAGATAAGTTGATAGAACTGAATAGATTTTTAAAAACTAATCCTAAAACTAAAAGAATTACTGGAATATCAGTAGCCAGTTTATTAGTTTATGTTTGGTTACAAATGACTCTTGATCAAGGTTTTAATAGAGAATTTGATATAGCTGGTATGTTTTTAGCATTAGCAAGAAGTAGTACTTTATATACATTTTTTGGAACCCCAAGAGGTATTAAAACATTGTTATTGCTTACTTCAAGAAACTTAAGTACTTTAACTTTTTCCTGGTCGGGAAATAGTTTAATACAGTTTGAAATAAGTATACTAAATACTTTAGCTAAATATTCAAAGAAGAGACTAACTAAAGGAGGTATATAAATAATGGCTATTACAATAACAGATACGAAATTAAGTTTAATAAAATCAGCACTTGGATACCCAACCGAAGAAGGCGAATTTTTACTTACTGATGAGCAGATAAAAGATTATTGTGTAGAACCTGCTTTACAACAATATTTTGCTAAATTTCCTAAAGTAGACCAAGTGGATTATGACATATCTTATAGTGAACAATTAGAAGTTGATTATCCCGATGTGAGTACTTACGGGGTAGTTGATGCAAGAATAACTCATCAAGAGTCTCCGGGAAGTGATGGAGGATATAGTAATTTTCTATATAGAGTTACTGAGTCACAGCAAAATTATTTAGCACATAAAAATTTTGGTAGGAAAGGGTATAATCCAAGTAATTTATCACAAGCTACAAGATTTGCCTATCAAGCACTAAAGTCACAAGCAAATATAGATAAGACTATTAGGATTCATGTTGATCATGAAAATAGAAAAGTAATAGCCCAAACTAATAGAGGAACTCAATTACTAATTACATGGGCAAAATACTCTGAGGATTTTTCTGAAGTTAAATTTAATTATATTCAAGATGTAATTGATTTAAGTCAAGGCTACATGTTAAAACATGCGGCGCATACTATGGGCATATTTCAAAATACAAATCTACCTGTTAGTATAAATTATGATTTCTTAAATACAGAGGGGGATGCTCTTATAACAAGAGTGACAGAAAAATGGAGTGAAATTTCTGGTGTTATGTTAATCAGAAATTAAATTTTTAAAAAATGATTACTAATAAATAATAGATTGAATGAGGTTATAATAAAATGGCTGAAAAAGGAAGTTTTAGAACTAAATATGATGAAAAGGATTTATCAGGGTATATACTAGCTGATGGAAATGAAACGGGGGCAATGGTTATACAATCGCTTAAAGGCCCTAGTAAACCAAAATATTGTACACAGGAACAAGATATTTTTACAAGATATGGAAATCCTGGTGCACAAAACCCAGAGGTATTTGAAGCATTAAGCTTTATAAAAGAAGCTCCATTATGGATATCTTCTGCAATTCATGAAAATGCGAAATGGGGAGGAGTATTTGTTTCTTCTGGAGAAGTAGAGGCGTTTGATGGTGGACAAGTTAATCCTGACAATTTCTTGTTTACAGAAATTGCAGTACTTAATACAGAAACAATTGGAACAGGAGACGGAGTTACTAAATCATGGGCGATAACTTTAGCTGAAGTTCCTGTAAATGAATATTCTGTTAAATTAAAAAAAGGATCTGTATATTTAGATGCAGAAGATTCAGACGGAATTATATCAGGAGTAGATATTAATGGTAATGGATCTATAGATTATACTTCAGGTGGTGTAGCATTTGATACAAATCAAGCAGTCACAAGTGGTGATATTGTTTCTATTGAGTATACTTACAATGAAGATAGATCCGCAAGTATTTCACATGCGTTTTTAAATGCATCTCCTTGTGCGGATGATATATCAGTTAATATTATAAATACTTCTGGATCACAATATAAACTAACTATATATGGTAAAGAAAACAATAATTTTATTGCAGAATATAATTATTCATTGCTCAGAGAAAAAGATGGGTATGGTTCAAACTTATATATACTTGATATATTTAATGAAAACGATTATTTGATACCTAAAGTAAATGCGGCTTATATTAGTGATATACCTTCAATGACTGCAACTACTATAGTAGATTTAGGTGGTGGACAAAGAGGATCAACACCGTCGGTAGCTGATAGATCAACTGGGTGGGATTATTTTAAGAAACCAAATAAGTACGAAGCAAAGATATTAATGGATTGCACAGGAGATGTTGCTGATGTAATTTCGGGTATTATATCAGATTATCAATATTATTCTTTTGGCATATCTGTTATTCCTAAAGACAAAACTGTTACGGAAATGATTACATATAGAACTGATTTAGGTATTGATTCTGATGGTGTTGCTTTGTATTGTAACTGGAGAAAAATTTATGACAAATACAATGACAGTTTTGCATGGATTAGTAATGTAGGATCTATTGGTAAAAAGATGGCTGAAATGGAATCTGTATATAATAGTAAATCACCTGCTGGAACCGATGATGAAGAAGGACACGGCGGTCAGATTAGGGATTGGAAAACTGTTGAAATGGAACAAGATTTTAATGACACAGAACTTGAAAATCTAGACAATGCTCAAATTAATCCTATTATATATGATAATGCTGGCTATGGTGTTATGATATATGGTGATAGAACTTTACAAGTTTCTACTTCTGATACTTCATTTATTTTAACTAGAAGAATTGATAATTATATTATTGAAAAAGTTGTTAGAAACGTAATGAGACTTAGAGAGTTTAAAAATAATACTCCTTCGAGTCAATTAAGAGCAAAAATAAAAGTGGATCAGTTTTTGAAACCTATTGTTGCTAAAGAACTTATAACTGAAGTATCAGTTATTTGCGATGCTACAAATAATACGGCAACTACTAAGACACAAAGAAAATTTGTTTTGGATATAATTAAAAAATCTACTGTTAATAATCAAAAAACATTATTGAGATTAACAAGGATTGGTCAA